AGAGTCTTTCAAGAAATTTCTTGAAACAGAATGGTGCTGGGAAAAGCCTGTAGCGTGGCAGGTAAAGGAGTACAAGCCACGGCGCTCGCTAAGTCAAAATGATTTGTTTCACGTTTGGTGTCGCGATATGCACAGGCACTTCAAGAAGCGCAACGCATTTACTGGCACAGAGAAAGACATCAAGATTATGATCAAATACAAGTTCCTCGGCACTGAGGACTTGGACATTTCAAATACTCACATACCTGCGCAAGTTCGGCGCACTTCAAACCTAGATCGCGGCGAAATGTTATACTTCATGCAACAAGTTGAGGCGTGGTGCATTGATCTGGGGGTCAAGCTCACAAAGCCTCAAAATTCGGAGTACAGCAAACTGGGGGGGTAGGCATGAGCCTATTACAGTTTTGCAAAACCGAAAGGCAGAAAGCAGTAATCAGCCGAGTAGAGAAAGGCGCAAGCCAACGTGATATTGCAAAGGAACTTGGATTAGCACGAAGCACCGTCGTCAGCCACGTAGACACGGTTAAAGGTTACGCCGCCAAGCAGGGTTATAGTCCAGAACACGACTACACACACCCTGTCCCTGATGGCTTTACAGTCAAAGGCGTCTCTAGCTACTATGGCGAAGACGGCAAACTCGTAGGCCAATGGGTCAAAAGTCTAAGCGACAAAGAGCGGCAACTAGAGCTACTTGTAGAGCGCATGGAAAACAGCTTAGATGCTGTTAAACCGTTTAAGCCTACAAAGCCACCAAAAACAACTGATGACCGTCTCCTGTCACTCCTTACGATTACTGACTTTCATGTAGGCTCGGCCTGTTGGGAAGCTGAGACGGGCGACAACTTCGACACGAAGATAGCCGCAGACATATTCCTTAACGCTATGCACGACATGCTGGCCGCCTGCCCTAACTCCAAAACGGGCATGCTAAATATACTAGGCGACTTCATACATTTTGACGGTATTAACTTACAGCCCGTAACAAGTGGCGGCGGTCATGTACTAGACGCTGACACGCGCTATACGAAGATTGTAGACGTATCTATGTCCATAGTCAGGGAAGCGGTTAAGATGATGCTGAAGCGATTTGAGCGCGTCGTAGTAGTGGTTGCAGAGGGTAATCACGACATTAGTTCAAGCGTCTGGCTCCGCAAGTACATTAAGCACTTATTTGAGGGCAGTCGCGTAGAAGTTATCGACAACCCTTTCCCGTATTATGCGTATCTACACGGCAACTGCATGCTCGGCTTTCACCACGGTCATAAGATGAAGCTGGCTAACCTGCACAAACTATTTGCAAGTGAGCCGCGATTCAGAGAAATGTGGGGTCAGGCGTCGGCAGGAGTTTATATCCACTCAGGCCATCTGCATCATGAGCGTGTAGTAGAGGACGCAGGGGCTATCGCAGAACTTCATCCATCGCTCACTGGACGTTCGTCATACGAGGCTCGTGGCGGTTGGTATTCAATGCGTGGCGCGAAGGTCATAACCTACGATAAGCTAGAGGGCGAAGTACACCGCACGACGATTAGGCCGCGACTGTGACAGCAAAAATGCCGATTCTGTCTATGCCATTGCCTGACGGTGGCGCTGTTGTCTGTCGGGTTGAGGCAATCATGGCGGCTACGACTAACATGCGAAACGACCAAATGACTGACGTGTATATCGACGTGGCATGTCCCGAGGGCATTACTATCGACATTGATATCGAGTCATTTACCACTAGCTGGCTCGCGGCACTACTAACAACTATCGACGATTGGCGACTAGAGAATGGTCTGCATTAAGTGCTGGAAAGACATGACGCCGATGTTTACGGCGGCTGACTACAAGCTAGAAGGCTGGGCTTGCAGTTGCGGACACACAGAGAAAGCCATACTGCGCGAGAGACGATTCACCAAAGAGACTTATTATGTCAATCAGCAGAACAAACGCAGACATAGCCTTTAGCAAGGCAGTACGAGCTAGAGATGGCGCTTGTCTTTACTGCGGTACTGACCAGTCATTAGAGTGCGCGCACATTTACGGTCGCAGAAATAAAATTGTCAGATGCTCTATGGATAATGCAGTGACACTTTGTCATTCTCATCACCGATATTTCACTGAAAACCCTTTGGCGTTTGCAGGCTGGCTAGAAATTACGTTAGGCGCAGGACATCTGGAACTACTGACAGAAAAAATGCGTGGCAGGCTAAAAATGACTCAGCCTGTGCGCAACGAAATAGCCAAGCACTACCGCGAAGAAGTCCGCAAGAAAGAGCAGAATCCCGACTACGTTATCGTTTCGTATAACTGATTGCCTGTATGCTATAATAGCGGGGCAACAGGAGGATGTTGTCATGTGTGTACAGAGCCAACGGCAGTATTTCGGCGAGCGGCATCACATTGTCGTAACCGACAGAATCGCAGAGCTACTTAATCGACTGGGTAGAGACAAGGGCGTCACAGAGGAAGAGTACCTCAAGCGCCTATCGCGTCATCCCAACGAAGACTATTTCATCGCAGAGATTGCCCGTCACTACGGGTGATTGAAATGTCACGATTGTCACATTGCCCCGTTTCCCCCATATTATTTACACAACAAGATAAAAAAGTGCTTGCAATAGATAAAGGTGCTGAGTAAGTTATCTGTATGAAGGTATTAGATTTATTTGCAGGTATTGGCGGCTTTACGCTTGGATTAGAACGCGCAGGGTTTGAGACTGTAGCGTTTTGCGAGATAGAGCCGTATACGCAGAAGGTATTGGCAAAAAACTGGCCCGAGGTGCCGATTTATGACGACGTTAGAACAATCACAGCAGACCGACTGGCTACAGACGGAATTAGAGTCGATGTCATTACAGGCGGCTTCCCCTGCCAAGACATATCAGTCTCAGGAAACCAAGCAGGAATACAAGACGGAACGCGCAGTGGGTTATGGTCAGAGTGCGCCCGTTTGGTTGGGGAGATTCGACCTAAATATGCCATTTTTGAAAACGTCACAAACTTGCTTAACGGACACGGGGGAGATTGGTTTAAGCGAGTACTCTGGGACATTTCCCAGGTCGGGTATGATGCGGAGTGGCACTGTATACCAGCTTCCGAACTTGGCGCGCACCATCACCGAGATAGGGTCTGGATTATTGCCTACCCCAGATGCAAGTTTGAGAGGGACAACGGGCAATTGGCAAAGAGTCAGGCCCAGCGGACACAGGGCGCAATTATCACTACAACAATACGTGAGAATGTGGCCGACACCGCTAGCGCAAGAAGCAAAGCATGCGGCGCCGACAGAGTGGGAAATGACAACCAATCATGCGGCGACTCAGAACAGCTTGCGTGTGCAAGTCAACAAGCGGAAAGTTTGGCCGACTCCAACAGCACACAATGCCAAAGAAGGTGCTTATCCGTCGGAATACAATCGCAATACGCCAACATTAGCGGCGCAAGCGGGTGGAGCGTTGAACCCGACGTGGGTAGAGTGGCTAATGGGGTTCCCAATCGGTCACACAGACTTAAATGCTTAGGTAACGCAGTTGTTCCGCCAGTACCTGAGCTAATAGGCAGAGCAATAATGGGAAAAGAGGGGGCAGATGAGCAGTAAGTATGTAGAGCAAATGACACTGACAGAGGTAGCCGCAGAGATGGGCATTTCACGTCAGCGGGTAAAGCAAATCGAAACAGCGGCTTTAAAAAAGTTGCGCAATAACGAGAGAGTGAGGGTTTTGTATGAGGGAATTATCAACGGATGCGATGGCAGTGGGAATTATTCTTGTCATTCTATTGCTGTTAGCCTTGGGCATCACAGGGCGCGGTGATCACGAAGAGGCGCTTCTGATCGAGCAGGAGTATTGTGAAATGGTAGATTTGTGGGGGCAGACCAATGGCAGAGACGGACATCCCGATTGGCGACAACTTTATCAGCAGGTTTGTACGGGCGACTGACGAAGAGCTAGAAAACTGGGTCATCGCAATACAAGCGGCGCATGCAATGGCTATACGGCATCAAGAGGACATGGCCGTGCTATCAGACTACAGGGTAGTACCGCTCGCAACTAACGACGAGCCACCCTTGGAAATCATCCGCTACAGTCCGTGATGGTGTGAGACATTGCCCGCTTCGTGCGGGCTTTTTTTTGCCTAAACCTAACGCAAACCGCTCCGTTTTGAGTGCGTTTTTTACCCTTGAAAAATACGGCTTATTTATTGTCCGCACGTTTTTGGCATATATTGGTATAATATGTCGCGGGGGACACTATATGTTGCAGACAGTAACAATAGACTGGCGGCCCGTAGAGCAGGGCAGTATGCCAAGGAACGAAGGTAGCTACCTCGTCGCATTCGATGACGGCGCAGTGGAGACTTTCCCCATGTCAGACCAAGACATCAAACGCGGAGAAGTGAAAGACGGGCAAACTCATGGCCTCTATTGGGCCGAAGGTATACCGTCACCTTTATAAAATATGAGTCTATCAATCGACTACTTACCAACGGCTGACCTGTTGCCGTATGCAATGAACTCACGAACTCACTCTGATGATCAGGTGGCGCAAATAGCCGCAAGTATCAAAGAGTTTGGCTTTACCAACCCCATACTAATAGACGACGCCGCAGGAATCATTGCGGGGCATGGTCGTCTTATGGCGGCAAAGCGTTTAAACCTTACCGAGGTGCCGACGATTACGCTTAAGGGACTGACTGAGGCGCAGAAAAAAGCCTACGTGATTGCCGATAACAAGCTGGCACTAAATGCTGGCTGGGATACCGAAGCACTGACGGCAGAGCTAAGACGCTTACAGGAGCTAGACTTCAGCCTCGATTTGATCGGCTTTGACTCTGATGAGCTTGCCCAACTGCTAGAGCCTGAGCAGGTAGAGGGACTTACCGACGAGGATGACGTACCTGACATGCCTGAGACGCCTGTAACGGTCGAGAGCGATATCTGGGTGCTAGGCAATCATCGGCTTATGTGTGGCAGTGCGACTGACCCTGACGACATTGAAAAGCTGACGCAGGGTGATTACATCGACTTAATACACACTGACCCTCCATATGGCATGAATGCAGTAAGCAAGTCAGCCGTGTTGTCGAAAAACTATGATGGCGACATTCTGGGCGATGACGATGCAACAGTGGCTAAAGACGCATTTACGCTCATTTATTCGCTATACCCAAATGCCAAGCAAATTTGGTGGGGTGCAAACTACTACTGCAGTGCATTGCCTGATAGCGAGTGCTGGCTTGTATGGGATAAAAACAACGGACAAAGCGACCAAACAGATTGTGAGCTGGCATGGGCAAACTTCCGCAGTGTTGTGCGCAAATTTACGCAGGCAAGCGAAAAAACTAACAGGGTGCATCCCACGCAGAAACCTGTGTCGTTGATGGAGTGGATAATTAAGCGATTTAATCTTAGCGCCCGAACGATTGCAGATTTTTTTGGTGGCTCGGGGTCAACACTAATTGCGGCAGAAAAACATGGCATTGACGCATATATCATGGAGCTTGACCCTAAATACTGCGACGTGATTATAAAACGCTGGCAGGATTACACAGGCAAGAAGGCTGTACACGCTGACACAGGGGAAGCCTTTGATGAGTAAGACGGGTCGCCCTGCTAAGGTATTAGACGATGACCAGTTGCGAGAGGTGGAAACCCTTGCGGCTGTACTTAACACAGACCAGATCGCTGACTACTTCGGTATATCGCGCACTACATTTTACGAAATGCGTAAGCGTGATGAGCGTCTTTCCGAACACTATAAAAAGGGACAGGCTAAAGCCATCGCAGGCATTGGCTCAAACCTAATAAGCCAAGCCAAATCAGGCAACACAGCGGCGGCTATTTTTTACCTTAAAACACAGGCAGGCTGGAAAGAGACACAACCCGAAGCGCAAGACTTACCGCCCGTCGTTATTAAGCTGACACGCGATGATATTGACGAAGCCGCAGACTAAGATATTTGATGACAGCACAAGGTTTCGGGTAGTCGTAGCGGGTAGGCGTTTTGGCAAGACATTTCTCAGCACCGCAGAGCTACTAGCCAAGGCACTACAGCAGAAAGACCAGCACGTCTGGTATGTCGCCCCTACCTACAAGGCCGCTAAAGAGATTGCGTGGGAGATGCTGATTAGCCAAATACCACCTGCGTATATATCTAAGACCAATGAG